ATTAAACTAGAGGTGGATGATGAGTGATTCTATTGATGAGTGATTCTATTTTAATTGAAAAAATTGATAAACTTCAAAAGCAACTTGACCAAGTTACAGTCGTTGTTGATTTAATGGCAAGAATTGAACATGCTAGACAAGATAAAATAAAAGAGAAAACAAAAGAGAAAAAGTATTTATATTTGTATAAAACAGGCAATGCAAGTTTAATTCAAGGGTTTTATCATAAGCGTGAAGATGACGAATATCAATATATCGGAAAAATTAAACCAGAGGTGGATGATGAATAAAATTGATGAAGTAATTGGAAAAGTTTCTATAGAGTTAGATGAAATGATGAAAGATGATTCCATACATTTAGTTGAAAAAGCTAGAGGTATGTTTGCAATCAGTAGGTATTGTAGTGAAATAGCTTTTGATGCCTTTGCGCTAGTGGCTGACCAATTAGGAATATTTGAGGTGGATGATGAAAATCACTAACAAGTATGGTAGAATATATGCATGGACAAAAAATACTACACATATATACACACAAGAAATGACACAAACTCAGTCTTCTATGTAGGGAAGGGGTCTGGTCAAAGATATCTTTGGAAGTACAAAAGAAACAATTTATGGGAAAAGATAGTAAAAAAGCATGGATACACGGCTCATATAGTTTCTTATTGGGATACTGAAGAAGAGGCATTCATTCACGAAAGGGAATTGATTAAGAAGTACAGGGGGAAGGGTCTGCTTCTTGCAAACTTTACTGACGGAGGTGATGGCCCTTCTGGATATAAATTTACTGAAGAGCAAAGAAATAAAATATCAAGATCATTAAAGTCTTGGTTTGAAGTGCCAGAGAATTGTAAAAAAATGTCTGCGATTAGAAAGGCGCAATGGACAGCAGAGGCAAGAAAGAAGGCGGCTGACAGTAGCAGAAAAGCGTGGACTGATGAGCAGCGTATGAAACACTCAGAAAAGCTTAGGAAGTCATATTCTTCAGATGAAATGAAAGCTATGCAAGCAGATAAAAATAGAAAGTTTAGAGAAAGTGAAGAAGGTAGGAGTGCATTTTCTAAACGAATGAAAGATTACTGGAAGTCTGAAAAGGCTAACAGTGAAGAGCAAAAGATTAAAAGATCGGAAGCAAGGAAAAAATCATGGGAAACAAGGAGGAAACAAAAAGATGCGATTAACGAATAAATTTAACTTACCTCAAACATTTTTAAATGTATTGGATCGTCCTACCTATTCAAAAGGTGGTGCAAATATCTCAGCGACTCAGTTATTAAATAGTCCTAAGATTGTTGCGCTCACCAAGAAGTATGATGATGAGATTGAGCAAGATGCATCTGAAATGGTTTGGTCAATTATTGGTACTGCTATTCATGGTGTGCTTGAACATGGCCGTGATGAGAACCATATTGTTGAGCAAAGACTACATGCAGATGTGGACGGCTGGCACATTTCTGGAGCCGTAGACTTACAAATTATCAACGATGGTAAGGTAGATATTAGAGACTATAAAACAACGTCTGTATGGTCTGTAATGAACCATAAGATTGAGTGGGAATGGCAACTTAATATCTATGCTTGGTTAGTTGAGCATGCCACAGAAAAGCCGGTTAATTCATTGGGTATTGTTGCCATCTTGCGTGATTGGAAAAGCCGTGAGGTTGGCACCAAAGAAGGCTATCCAGAATCACCGATTACAGAAGTAGAGATCCCATTATGGGACTATGCAGAACGTGAAGCATTCATCAAGGAACGCATCAAGCTACATTCAGCTGCAGAGCCGTGAGGTTGGCACCAAAGAAGGCTATCCAGAATCACCGATTACAGAAGTAGAGATCCCATTATGGGACTATGCAGAACGTGAAGCATTTATCAAGGAACGCATCAAGCTACATTCAGCTGCAGAGTTTGCAATGGAGACTGATGGTGAACTGGGTGATTGCACTCCACAAGAAATGTGGGAGAAGCCTACTAAATGGGCAGTAATGAAGATTGGTGGCGTCCGTGCTAAAGGTGTTTATGACACAGAAGATCAAGCCGGTGCTGCATTAGAAGAACTTGGTAATGGCCATGAGATTCAAGTACGCCCAGGTGAGCGCACAAGATGTTCCGGCTTTTGCCCAGTAAGCAAGTGGTGTAAACAGTATCAAGATTATTTAAAGGAGCAAGGGGAATGAATGAAGAAGATCTAGAGAAAATGGTTAGTGGGTTTGGTTCAGCACCTTTAAAGATGGAAGGTCAATCAGTTAATGCGACTTATGGAATTCCTGAAGATTATGAGCCTGAACCGAAACAGTATGAAACGACATATGTAGAAGTAAGTATGCCAGTGCCATTGGAAGAGATTGCACATGCAGTATTAATAGCAATGCGTACACAATGGTTAATTGATAACGGATTTAAGGATTCTTGGGTATGAACGCAAATGAAAGACAAGTAGCAGGAAGTCATTATCGTAGTGCTATACAACCTTGGGACTATATTGTGGCTAACAACATTGGGTATCTAGAAGGCAACGTAATTAAGTATGTATCTAGATGGAAAAAGAAAGGTGGGATTGAGGACTTGTATAAGGCTCAGCACTACTTAGAAAAATTAATACAAGAGGAGTTGGGCGATGAGTAACGTATATGAAAGATTACAGAAGGCAAGGATTGAGCTACAGAAGACGGAACTTAAAAAGTCAGGGAACAATAAGTTTGCAGGATACAGCTACTTTGAACTCTCCGACTTTTTACCAACAGTTCAAACTATCCTTACTAATCACGGTTTGTTTGGGCATGTTTCTTTTGATGCTGAGCTTGCTGTGCTTAGTATTAGGGCTTGGGATAAGCCTGATGAAATTGTGCAATTTTGCTCACCGATGCGTGATGCTGCTCTTAAAGGTTGTCATGCAATCCAGAATTTGGGTGCTGTTCAAACGTACCTAAGAAGATACCTATGGGTAAACGCAATGGAGATCGTAGAGCACGATGCGCTTGATGCAACAACAGGTAAGGATGAGCCAGTAAAAAAGCCGGTTGAGCGTAAATTATCAGCATTTACGCCAGAAGAACTAGCTGAAGAAATAGCAATTGCACCTGTGATTCAAGGTAAAGAACCAAAGATTTATTCTAAGGCTGATTTAGATAAACGTGGCTGGGTAATCACAGTAACGACTGATAGCAGTGCAGATAAAAAAGCATGGCTAGAAGAGATCAAAAAAGCAGTAACAAGTTTCTTAGTCTTCTGCGATAAAGAAGATGATGTAATGGGATTGTTTACAAAGAACAAACAGCTATTTGATACTATTAAACAAATAGATGCTGAATTCTTTAAGAACATGATGAGTAGTTTCACTGAACGTAAAAACCAAATAAAGGAGAAAACAAATGGCTGATCAAAACATGCCTATTAATTTAACGTTAACATTAGAGGAGGCAACATTTATTGGCAATGTATTAAATGAACTACCAACAAAAACAGGGGCATGGATGCTAGTAACTAAAATGAACATCCAAGTGCAACAACAATTACCTAAACCAGAAGTTGTAGAAGAGGAAACTAAATAATGGCTAACTTTGAACAAGCATACGAACCAAAACCAAACTCAGGAGCACTATTTGCGAACAACAACAAGAAAGCTGAAAACCATCCTGATATTCGTGGAGATATTTTCGTCTCACGTGAGCTTATTGCAGAGATCGCAAAAAAGAACCCAAGTCCACTAATCAAGTTGAGCTTGTCTGTTTGGAAGCGTGAATCTCAAGCCGGCAATAAATACATGTCTATCTCAGTATCAGAGCCATATGAGAAAGGTGCTGCACCTGCTCCGGCTAAAACATCTGAGAATCCTTGGGACTAAGCCATGAAGACTATCCAGTTTGAAGGTGTGAAGGTTGCACTAAAGCAAGACAAAACTGGCTATGTCCTCACGTTATCAATGCACCCTGACGATATTCCTGAAGACTTACTTCGGGACTTCGTTGGGGCACGATACCAAGTAGTCATGGTACGTATTGATCAAGACGAACAGCCAATGGATAAAGAAGAAGAGTTTGCTGGTGATCGTGCAATTAGAATAGCCGGCATGCTTGGACGTGATACTGCATTCTGGAGGTTCTTACATACCTCAGAACAGATCATGAAAGAAGACTACGAAACAGTAACAGAGTGGATGCGTAATTACCTTAACTTGGAATCACGCAAAGACCTCAAGACTAACGTAGAAGCTCAGAAATTATTAGACAAAATTTATAGGGAATACACACAATGGATAAGAAATTAATCCCATACAGCGTCTATCTACCAGAGAACTTATTCTTGGAATTAAAGAAACTAGCTCAAGACCGCAAGGCATCTAAGCTAATTCGTGATGCCATTGCAATGATCATTGATGGCAACGATGCGTTTAACAGTGGATATAACAAGGCAGTTAAGGA